GAGGGATCCTGAAACTTCGTACAAGTCTTTAATGATAACTGGTTTGTTTTCTAAAGAAGCAAAAGAAGGTTCTAAAGCTTTTTCATGAGCTGGCTGTCCTTTTTTAAATTCAGATCCAAATACAAATCCAGTTACAGCACCATTTGTAAAAGTAGTTCCAGAACCAGTGTTCATAGCTGCTTGAGTATAAGGTAATACAGTAAAAGTGTTAGCGTCAGAAGCTGTTACTAAACATTTTAATGTACCAACACCAGCTCTATTTAACACTACAGTATCGTGTTTTCTAACACTGTGTCCATTACTAGTTACAACACCTGTAGATGCTACAATTGTACCTGCTGCAGATATGTGTAAACGACCTTGCTCAGACCAAACTACTTGGTCAGCTGCCATCGCTTCTTCAGCTCCTACTTGTGCAAGAAATCCTGAAATAGTTCTGTTCCCAAAAACTTCAGCTTCTTTGTCCATAAGATCTGGTAAATATTGTTGCGCCCACCCTGCAGTTCCTGACGCTGTAAAATCGATGTAGTTTGAATCTAGTGTTTGCTTCTGTGAAGCTGGTACACTGTTCAACTCACCTCCTGGTGTAATTGCCATAATTTTGTTTTTTTAAATTTATTATTTATTTTTAATTTTAAACTTAAAATCATTTGAGTTGTCACCTAATACTTTCACTTTCATACCTCCAGCTTCAACTTCACCAAAAGCTTGTCTTGGGTTCATATCAACATTTTTAGCCTTAGCAATACTTTGTTTTAAAGCATCTGCTTTACCTTGTTCATAGAAGTGTTTTGCAACAGCATCAGAGTTCATTGCTGTAAATAAAGATTTATGATAACCTTTAGCATCTGACATTTCATTGTTTTCATTCAAGAACTTCTTGGTGAAATTAGTAATATCGCTTTGAGTTTCTTTTACTTCATTTGTGTTTTTAACATTAAACCTATACTTTTTATCTCCAACGTTATATTCAAAACCTTTAAAGTTTTTATCGAATAAATTGTCAGATTTTAATCTAAAAGCACTAGCTTGACGCTCAGCAGTTTTTTGACTCTCTTCTGATTCTTTGTTATATCTACTAAAAAAATCAACAGCTTTTTGTTGTTCTTGAGTCAACTTTGACCCAGCTTTTATTTCTTCATAGTATTTAGACTTTTGCCCGTCTAAGTGGCTTTTAGCGTTGGCAACTTGCTCTTTTAACGCTATTTTTTTCTTTTTAATCTCTCTTGGCTCGTCTTCTTCTTCATTATATGAAAATGAGTCTTCCATTAAAAAACTAATTTCATCATCTGTCAAGTGAGATTTTGTTTGTTTGTAGTACTCTCTAAGAATTGTTGTGTCATCGTAGCTAGAATAATCTTGGTTAAGGCGCACATAATCTTCTAGCGTACCACCAGTATCTTTTATAAAATCTACAACTTTTTGTATATTTTCTGGTAATTCTTGTCCAGTTTGTTTAGAATTTAACATAGCTTCTTGAGCTTGCTCAGCTAAATCTTCTACTTTTTCTTCAATTTTTTCTTCAACAACATCTTCAGTAACTTCTTCTAATACTGGAGTTTCTTGTGTTTCAGCTTCCGGTTGTACTTCTTCTTGTTTTTCTGTGGTGTCGGCATCTTCAACGAGCTCAACCACTCCGCTGTCGTCAGCGTTATCTTTTGCAACTTCTTCTTTAACTTCATCTTCTTTTGGTGTTGGTGGTTTATCTAAATTTACTTTGATGACATTGTCATCTTCATTTGTTTTTTTAAGATCAACTTTTACAACGTTGTCTTCAGCAGCCTTTTCGACTACTTTTTCTGTTTTCTTTTTTGCCATAATATAATATAATAATAATTAATAATTGTTATCTAGGATCAAAAGCACCTAAATTAAAACCTCCTCCTAGTATATCATTACCTGCAGACTCAAAGTTTTTAGGTGGTTTGTCACCTTTTCTTTGGTCTATAAGTTCACTTTGTTGAGAAGCTTGTATTCTAGTTCTTTCGTCTTTACGATCTTCTTTTTCTTTTTCTTTATTTTTTAACGTTTTATCATCAACACCTTTGAGTTGCATATTCATTTGAAACTCTAACTGCATTAATTCTTTTTTGTGCTCAACTTCTTGCATCATACGTTGAGATTCTAATTCAGCTTTAACTTGAGCTAACTGAGCATCGTTAGCATTAATAACTTGGTTTTTTTGTACTTCGGCTTGGGCAGCAACCTGTTGAGCTTGTGCGTTTGCTTCTGCTTGAGCTTGTATGTTTTCTTTAGATATTTGTTGATCTCTAGCTATCTTCTTTTTTCTACGTATTTTTAATAGTTGGTTTGCTAGCTTTAAATTTTTAATTTCTCTAACATCTATAGCGTCTTCAAGATCTATACTCTGCTGTGACAAAGCGACTTGTATGTTATTTTCTAATAACATTTTTTCTTCTTCGTCCGGTTGTAACTCTATAAATATACCAAAGTCATACAGATAGAGTTCTTTTAATTCTTCAAGCGTAGCAACGTTATGAGCACCTATAGCATGTATAAAAGCATCTCTTGTTGGTGAGTACTCTATAATATCAGATATTCTAAGTGATAATTTTTCTGCTATTTCAGCAGTTAAAAACAAACCTGATTGTAATATATGTCTTGTAGCGGTATTACTATTTGCTGCAGCTAATTTTTGCACACCAACTAAAGCATTTTTATCTGGCGTACTACCATCTCTAGCTTCGTTAAGTCCGGTAGTATCTCTAATCATCTGCATGTAATAATTGTAATTACCTATTAAAGCTTGTATTTTATTACCGCCACTACCACTTGTTATTTCTTGTATTGGCACCTTGCCAGCGTTAATATCACCATCGCCAGTATAAGATCTACCAATTACAGAACCTGTTTGAAAGAACATGTTTAAAGCTTCTTGAGGATTATAGTTTGTACCATTACCTAAGTCAACTTCAGCTAAACCATCAGCGTCTAAATATACGCCATCTGGCACCATACGCGATAACACTTGTTGTAATTTTAAATGAGTAAGTTGTATCATATCAGCAAAACCAGTTATACGTCTTACTAAGCTTTCTATTTTACCTTTGTACATACGCGGCGCTACAATAGAGTAATTCATTTTTACTTTATTAAAATCACTTTTAGGCCTTAGCATGTTTTTAGAAATCTCCCACTTTAATAATTTATTAGTACCTAATACTAAAGCCCCTTCATATAAAACTTCAATTGTTCTTTGAAGCCTTGTAAACCCACCTTCTTTACCAACAGGCGGGTCAAAAGTGTCGTCTTTTTCTATTGCTTTTTCAGCCCCACTACCAACTTGTTTTACTTTGTAAACCTCGTTCATGTATGTTTTATAATTAAAATATAAAACTTGAACTTTATTATTGTCTATTTCTTTGTATTGTGTTGAGCCTTGATTGTAATTAGTTTGATGGTTTTTATTTTTAACTATATCTTCTAGATCTTCTTGAGTTAAAAAAGGAAATTGTTTAGCTAATTCATTTATAGGTATTTTTTTAACTTCACCAACATAATACAAATCATCAAAATAAGGTGATTCTGTATAAGAATATACTAAGTCTGCTGGATCAACGTATTCAACAGTAGCGCCTTCAGAAGTATTAAAATTAGTTTTAACAGCACCTATTCCTAAAACTGTTAAATCATAATAAAATCTTTTTTTAATTAAATCGTAGTTACTACCTTTCATTAAAGCACCTAAAGCTTGTTCCTCTGCTAACTCAATAGACTGCTTGTATGTTAACTGCATATGCAAAGCTAAATCTTCTTTACTTTCAGGTAGTTCTTTTATTTTTGATTTTTTAGTATTTATACCAAACTGTGAACTATTAAAATCATGAAGCTCTTGAGTGTTCATATCTGAAAGAACATCTTGCATGTACTGTGTTCTTTTCTGTACACTATAAGGATCTTGTGAATAAGCTTTTATATCATACATACGTTCAGCTATACCATTTACAACTATGTCTACAAATTTAGGTATAATAGGTACTGGTGTCCAATCTAAATTAAGATAAGATAAATCACCGTTTATAGATAATTCATCTTTATATTTTTTTACAGACTGCTCTCCTCTAGCGTATAATCTAAGATTGTGATAGTTGTTTTTATTAGTAGTATATCGCGTTTGATTATAATCATTGTAAAACCACTCTGACTCTATTGCTTTAGCAACTTTCAAACCGTAATCGTAACTAATCTTCTCTGCATCACTTACTACTTGACTAGGAAAATAACTTTTTATAACAGACTCTGCCATATTTATTTTATTATTTTAGAATTATAACCAGTATTTCTGTACTTAGCTATGTTTATGTTTATTTTTTGTTTTTCTATTTTTACGTTTGGCGCGTATAAATGCCTATTGTTAGCCATAATAGCTAAACCAGAACTTATAGATGCATCATGCTTTGTTCTTTTGTTTATATCAAATTTAGCCCAATCGTTTAGTAATTCATTGAAATAACAATTACCAAAAGTACCATCTTGTGCCATACCTACGTGGTCTTGTATATACATTTCAATTGCAGCAGCATGAGCTTGTTTTATATCTTCGCTTGAGTTAGGTATACCACCAACTTCTTTTTCTGCTACAGATAACTTGTTCCATATTTTATCAGGCCTATTCATGCTGTAGCCTCTGTAACCACGTCTTCGTAAATAATACAATAGACGAGGTTTGTTGTTCTCTGCAAGTAAAGGCATCCCGTAAAATACTAATGCCATTAGAACGTCTTCAAAGAATATCTCTGCGGTTTGTGGCCTAGCTAAATACTCTAAGAAAA